GATTTTGGTATATCCACAACAGCTACTGAAAATACAAACTATTTAGCACAAACTACAAATGATATTTTACGAGCACTAAGAGTCGAGTGGTGGCCTCTATATAAAACAAATATATTTACAGATATTACAGTTTTAAATACTGCTGAGATGGTTAATACAAAAGTAAATTTAGATCAGTTTGAACGGGCTGGTGTTTATTTATTTCTTGGAAGATTCTTTTTACCAGCATTAACTAAATTTAGACCAGAAACAGAAAAAGATAGATTTGAAAGAATGGCAGAATATTATATGAGCCAATACAATATCGAATGGAGAATGATATTAGAAGATGGTGTAGAATATGATGTAGATGCTGATGGAACTATCATATCTAACGAGAGAGAATCTTTACATGGATTTAGAAGATTGACTAGATAATGGCTTTAGATATTAAGATCAAAACTAATGCCAAAGCAATACAAAAAAGATTTAAAAGACTAGAAAGTAAATTTCCATCTATTATTGATAAAGGTATTTTACAAGGTGGTTTTCAATTATTAGATATTATAAGAACTAAAACTAAAAAGGGTGTTGATTTTAATGATAGACCATTTGCACCATATTCATCAGGTTATTTAAAAAAATTAAACAAAGAGGGTAAATCAACAAAAGTAGATTTATTTTATTCTGGTAGAATGTTAGGTGCATTAACTCCATCTGGTAGAACTGTTAAGAAAACAGGAAAAAATAAAATATCTATAAACTTTAGCAATTCACAAATGAGGCAAAGAGCATTATTTAATCAGGTGCTAAATGACCCTAAAAGAGAATTTTTTGGCTTTAACAATAGAACAGAAAAGATTATAAACAAACAATTCAATAAATTTGTAGAAAAAGAATTAAAGAAAATGAGAATATGAGTGTAAGAGAAAATATAGCATCTAATTTATTATCAGTTATATCTGGTATATCTAGCCCAGCAATTAAAAAGGCTACTAGACAACCTTTTATTTTAGATGAATTATCTGAACAACAATATCCAGCAGTAATAGTGCAAACATCAGAAGAAAATAGAGATGATGTTGAATTAGGTTCTGGTGCTAGAACTAGAACAGGCACTATAGACTTTGTAATACTAGGATTTGTTAAAGGTGCAGAAGTTAATATAGATACTAAAAGAAATGAATTAATCACAGCTATTGAAACTGCAATAGAAACTGATATTACTCGAAATGGTAATGCACTTGATTCTGAAGTTATCCAAGTAGAAACTGACGAGGGTTCTTTATTTCCTGTTGGTGGAATAAGAATGACAATTAGGTGTATGTACGAATATCAAGCTGGAACACCATAGGATAAATTATGAAAAACGAAAAACTATTAGATAAAATATCTAAGAAAATAGATCAGATAGAAAAGCTACACGATAAAGAATCTATGCTTTGCGAAGAAGTAAAAGACTTAGTAGAAGAAATTAGAGAAAATTCTTTAGAAGATGAAGATGGTACTTGGGAAGAAGAAGATGTATCAGATGAGTTTGAAGAAGATTTTGAAGAAGATGAAGAAGATATTGACGAAGAAGACGATAAACTGTAAAAGGACTTATGGCTAAGGATATTAAATTATATAAAGATAATTCAGAGATAGTTATTAATGAATCTAATCTTGAACATTTTTTAAGACTAGGCTATAAGCAAGAAAAACAAACTAAACCAAAATCTAACAAGGATAAAAAGACATGGCAACACATCACGGAAAAGAAGGAGTTGTAACAGTTGGTGGAACAGCAGTTGGGGAACTAACTAGCTTTACACTTGAAACTACAGGAGATGTAGTAGAAGATACAGCTTTAACAGATGCAACTAAATCATTTGTAACAGGCAGAACTTCATTCTCTGGTACTTTAGAAATGCACTTTGATGAAACTGATGCTCAACAAGAAAGTTTAACTGCTGGTTCTTCTATCTCATTTGTTTTATTACCAGAGGGTAATGATTCAGGAGATGCAAGTTACACAGGAACAGGAATTGTTACAGGCATGAGTATTAATAACTCAATGGACGCAATCGTTTCAAGAAGTGTTACTTTTCAAGGTACAGGGGCTTTAACTGTAGGAACTGTATAATTCATAATTTATGAAATTAATAGATTCTGCTAAAAACCATTTTGAATCTTTAGGTGTTCAACATTTAGAGGTAGAAGAATGGAAAGATGAAGCTGGTAATCCAAGTGTAATATATTGGAATCCAATAACACTTTCTGAAAAAAATAAACTTTTTAAGAAATCAGATAATCTTAATGATGTAAGTATTCTTGCTGACATTCTAGTTATGAAAGCACTAGATAAAGAGGGTAATAAACTTTTTACATTAGAAGATAAACTTGCATTAATGCACAAAGTTGATTCTGATGTATTGTCTAGGATAGCAACTGAAATGGTTAAAGCTATCAATCCTGAAGAAGTAAAAAAAAACTAAATTCTGATCCTCAATTAAAGAATTGTTTTATTCTTGCCGATAGGTTAAAAATATCCTTAAAGGAAGTTTTACAAATGGAAGAATGGGAGTATAATCATTGGCTTGGTTATCTTCTGTTAGAACAAGAAGAACACCAAAAGGAAATGAATAAGGCAAGGCATAGATAATGGCACAAAATTTAGTATTAAATATTTTAGCAAAAGATAAAACTAAACAAGCCTTTAATGGTGTTCGTGCTGGATTAACAAATTTAAGAAGTGCAGTATTTTCAGTTCAATCAGCAATCATTGGTATTGGTGGTGGACTAGCAGTTAAATCAATTTTAAATGTTGGTTCTACTGTAGAACAATTAAGACTTAGATTTGCCTTTTTATTTAAAGGTGTAAAAGAGGGAGATAAAGCATTTCAAGGTTTAATTGACTTTGCATCTAAAGTTCCATTTTCATTAGAAGAAATACAAGCTGGTGCTGGTAACTTAGCAGTTGTTACTAAGAACGCAGAAGAATTAAATGAAATATTAAAACTTACAGGGAATGTTGCATCAGTAACAGGATTAGATTTTAGAACAACAGCAGAACAAATACAAAGATCATTCTCATCAGGTATTGGAAGTGCAGATTTATTTAGAGAAAGAGGTGTAAGAGCATTATTAGGATTTAAAGCTGGAGTTCAAGTTACAACAGAAGAAACAAAACAAAGATTTAGAGAATTATTTGGAGAGGGTGGAGAGTTTGAAAAAGCTACAGAAGTTTTATCTACTTCATTCACGGGTACATTATCAATGCTATCTGATAAACTATTTAAGTTTAGATTAGATACTGCTCAAGCTGGATTCTTTGATTTTGTAAAACAAGGATTGGCAGAAGTTAATAAATTATTAGAAACAAACGAAAAAGTATTAGCTGAATTTGGTGCAAAACTATCATCAGGTTTAATACAAGCAACTAAATCTATAATATTAGGAAGTGCAGTAATTATAGAAGCTATAAAACCAATTTTTTCTTTTGTTGGAAGTTCATTATTAAATCTTTTTGATTTCATAAAAACTTTACCTGATGGAGTTAGAACTTTTGGTATTCTAGGTTTCTTAATGCTTGGTAGTAAAGGTAAAGCATTAGTTCTTATCATTGGTGGATTTATAGATGAAATAAGATCAATGATGGGCGATCTGTTAATGGATTTTGCAGAATTTAACCAAAAAATATTAGAAATAAGAAAATCATTATTTTTAGTAAGTGATGAAAACTTTGTTAAAATATTAAATCAAAATAATCAATTAATAGGAATGGCAACTAATTTAAAAAAACCTATAAAAGAATATAGACAGGAAATAGAAGCTACAAATGGTGGTTTAGATACTACTATTGGAAAACTAAAAGAATTTTTAAACAGTTTAGAAGCTAAAGCATTAATATCTGCAAAACAAGTAGAGGAAATATTAAATAAATTAAAAGGTGCAACAGAAGAATCTAAAAAACTAGGAGTAGAATTAGGCAAAGTTAAAGATAATGTTCTTACAGGATTTAAAAAAGATTTTGAATCTATTAATGAAACTTTAGGTAAAATGGCTCAAAGTGGTATCAAAGCATTTTCAAGAGGTTTAGCTGAATCATTAATTCTTGGTAAAGAATTAAATATGACTATGAAAGAAATAGCACAAAAACTATTAGTTGATATTGTAGCATTTACAATTCAAATAGTTATTCAAGAAACAATTAGAAATGCACTTAAAAAAGATCAAGTAGATTCAGAAGCAAAAATTACAAATGAATTAAGATCACAAACTACAGAAATGAAAAAACAAGCATTTTTAAGTTTATTTACGGGTGGTTCAGGTGGTGGAATACCTTTTATGGCCAAAGGTGGTGCTGTATCAAAAGGACAACCTACTGTAGTTGGCGAAAGAGGTGCTGAACTATTTATACCAAACTCAACAGGACAAATTACACAATCAGCAAGAGGCACAGGGGGTGGTGCAACTACAGTTAATTTTAATATCAACACAGTAGATGCTTCTGGCTTTGAAGAATTACTTGTAAGATCAAGAGGAACTATTACACAATTAATTAATAACGCAGTTAATGAAAGAGGGAGTAAAAACTTAATCTAATGTCAGGTGCTT